GTCTTCATATCACCAGCAACACCATTTCGTTCAATTTCAAATGGTCGTTTAAACAATGGTTTAATACGGCGACCAAAAGGTTCTAATAATTTTAGGAAGGTACGACCCCTATCCCAAATCTTAACTTTCTTGTCTTTTACATCATACATCTGGGCAAAGATACGGACTTCGGGTTTAAGTCCAGCAGCACATAAGGGACAATGGTCAACTGGGTCTCCCGCTTGGCGTAAGCAGTTCACATAACGGAACTTGTCGCCATCCTTTACTTTGTGGACTACAAAGATGTCTAAGTCATCTGTAGTCTCTGCTAAAAAGTGTACCACAGCAGTATCCTTATCGTTCTTCAACGAAAAGAATTCGCTACTGTTACTTGGTGCTTGGTACTTTTCCAAGTCGTTAGGGTTAATTCGGCTCATTAAGTTAAATTCCTTCTTTCTTTAGTTTTTTAAAGTTTTCATAAGTTAGGTCATTGATGTCCTTCCCTTCGGGCATCGTATAGTACTCTATTAACTTATTATTAACTTTTTCTTTAAATCTGGTGACTGCTTTTCTTCCTGCGTCGTCACCATCAAACGCAAGTACATATTTTCTTACTGGGTAGTCTTTCAGTATCTGGTATTGTTTGTTAGTTCCAGTTCCTAACAATGCTACTGCGGGTATTCCCCAACTCCATAGTGTTAACGCATTTATAATACTTTCAACTATTACCAGTTCTTTTGTAGTTGGTTCAACCTTATCCAACGCATAGACTGGTTTGTCTATGTTAGTTGGCATATTGAAGAACTTTGTATTAACGCTGCGCCTTGTAATAAATAAACAATTGCCGTCTACATCATTACAAGGAAAGGTTAAGCAACTCGTGTCCTTATCGTAACCTACATCAAACTTTTCAATAACTTCGTCTGTAAGTTTTCTTTGGTACATATAAGGGTGATAAAATCGATATTTACTTAACTCTGCTTCGGTAACATAATTAGTCTTTTCACTATTATTACCTACACTACTTATTTTATGTAGACTTTCTAAAATTATACCTTTTCTATCACTACTTTCACGACTAACATAATTGTCTAATAACCACCTTTCTCCAACCTTACCATTATCATCATAACCGAAACAATGGCTAATTAGTTGTTGAATAGATGCTACTTTACCACACGCAAAGCAATGAAATGTGCCAGATGGGTTTGTTTGGTTACCAGTTACCGATATGCCGGCACTTGGATTCTTTTCTAAACCTTCGTTGTGGTAGGGACAACAAGTTTGTATATTATTACCATTGGCTTTTAATATCCGTAGATAGTTAATACCCCTTGTGTGTAGTTCGGTAAGTAATGTATTCATTACCTCCGGAATCCCTACATTGATAGTTCTGTTGTTTAATTTAATCATTAAAACACATCTCTTTTATCGTTAAACTGACTTCTTACTTCTTCTATTTTACTTGGGTTTCTAATAGAGTCCTGGCTGTTAGGTATATATTTCATTATACCATTATCAATATCCCAGAAGTATAGTAGGGTATCTCCAACCTTATCGTCACGATTCTTTTTAATAGTTATTTCGAGTCCAGCTCCAGTTTGTCTAATGGTAATAACTTTGGTAGCATTCTGAGCAATAGCATCAGCACCATAAATGTTTTCAACATCTGGTGTACCACCTTCTTTATCGTTTCTTACCCCACCTCTATTTGCCTGACTCAATACCACTACTGGTATTTTAAGGTCACAACTCAAATCAAACAAATCACTACTAATATGTTCAAGTTGTTCCCTTGTAGAGGAGTTTCTATTACCTCTTTCATCTTCTAATAGGGTGTATTGGTCAACTCCAAGTATATCAAGTTTGTTTACCTCGGCAAAGTGCCTTAGCCGAGTAACCGTAGCCCTACCCCCTAATTGTTTTTTACTAATAACAAAAAAGGGTACATTACTATTTTTAAGCCCATTTAAATACTGCTTATAACCGTCTAAATTGGGTATAGTACCTCTAACTAACTCTTTGTTGCTAAAGTTGTTTAAAATGGTGTCTATACGGTAACCAATGCGTTCATCGGTCATTTCACCACTATATATACCTACCCTTTTGCCTTGTTTCCAAGCGGCAACCATAAACCATAATAATAACCAAGTTTTACCTTGACCCGTTCTGGCTACAATGGTGGCTAACTCTTCTCCAGGCATCCAACCATAAATAATTTCATCTAATTCTGGTAACCCAGTTTTAATAACTTCTGATACACCCTGCTTTTTATCTTCAATTACTTTTAATCGAGATATATCCTTGGTAATATCAATTCCGTGTGTAGATGCTTGTTGGGTTAGTTTAGGCATTTCTGCTCTTAATAACTCAACTGCCTTAACACTATCTTCAACCATTAGGTCTCCAATCTTTTTAAGGACACCTACCGTTTCATTAAATAATCTATCTTCTTTTAGTGCTTTAATTAAGTAATCAGGACTATCATTAACATCAAAGAACTCCATTGCTAAACTATTATTAGATAAAATAGTTTGCTGGTCTGGCATTACACCATATTCTTGATAGTGGTTTACAATAAAGTCATATTCGGGTCTAAACTTATTAAAGTATTTCCCATCTATACCATTATTGATTAATAATGATAGGTTACCATCTTTTAATAGTTTATTCAGTATCTGTAACTCTATCATCTTTCATACCCCTCCTATCTTGTCCTTTTAGTTCAATAACCGAGGATTCGTTAAATACCCTACTTGCTAATCGTTGACCAAGTGCTGCTGGTAAAGAGTATCCTGGTAAATTACCAGTATAAATGTTTGATAACTCTGCCAACACTCTTTGGTCTATAAAACTTAACAAGTTCTTATGGTCGTAATCACTCAACTTGGTAGCACCAATATCGTCCCATATAACTAAATCAACTGTGGCTATTAATCGTTTTAGTTCTATAAATTCGTCTGTGGGGTTCTGAACATTTTCCGTAACCATTCTTAAAAAGTTTGGTACATTAATAAATAACCCTCTTTCCCTTAAACCATTACCAGCCCAAATCATATCAAAGAACTTTAATAATAATTTGATAGCCCAACTGGTTTTACCATTTCCGGGATTGGTAGAGAATAAATAAAGACTACTACCACTGCTAACAAAATTAACAATGTCGTCTTTAACATTTTTAAGTCGTCTAAAAGCGTCTAAGTCTACCTCTTCTGGTACAAGGGGTATCGGAAACCTTTTACTATCTGGTAAACGGCTGGACCAGAGTAAATAATCCATTTCCATAAAACGGATACACCCACCACTGCAAGTTCCCTTGCAGTCGTGGACTTCCTTGTAAGGACATCTTTCGGTATCAAGTATGAATTCGTATTTTTTAGAATTCATTGTGATAGACCATCTTGTTGCGGTGCTTCTTTAAATAATTAATAGTCCGTTGAAGACCATTAATTTTAGATTGAAGTTTTTCTACATAAGAATCGATTTCAGCAGGCGATTTAGCAACGAAGTAACCACGAGTGGCTACAACAGGAGCAAATGGTAATAATGACTTAACTAATTTACGAGAACTTGCGTCATCGCGTTTCATCATTGATACAACATCGGTTCGCTGAATGTTTTTGCGTGGGCTTTCCCCGAGCGGTAACTTTTCAAGTAAAAGTTGTTGTTCTGGGGTTGCCTGTGTGATGTCTAATAATTTAACCATATCTTTTTCTCCTTTCTTAAAATGTTTCATCAGTTAACACTATCCGTTTCGGTTTGTTTTCGTCGTCGGGTTTTTTAGGTATATTATCTATACTTCGTTGGGTAGAATTATTTACTGGGTAGAATGTTGCCCAGCCACTTTCAATGGTCTTTACTACGATAACTTTTACGGTCTCTGGGTTATTACCAGACAACTCTTCTAATCTTTGTAGTTTAAGTTCCATTTCAAGTTTTGTAGGTGTTCGCCTATTTTGTAAGTAATTCCCTAAAAACTTATCCAACAACTTTTTAATATCTTCGTTGTAATTGTGCTTAGTACAAAAAG